AGGTCCTTAATTGTATTGAATGCTATATCACTTGCAATATATTCTATGGGTCTATTGAATTATTATTATGGTTAAATATTTTGATGAAGAATGGCCTAAAGAAGAAGAATTATTAAAAATAGGACTAGAGCAATCTAAAAAAAACAAGGCAGATAGATTTCCTACTGCTGATGAAAGATGGCCTAGACAAGGTAAGATTATGAAGAAAAGAGCATTTATTATAGGCAATGGTGAGTCACGTAAGGACTTTGACTTGACAATATTAAAGAAGTATGGTAAGATATATGCTTGTAATGCTTACTATAGAGATAATCCTTTACCAGATGTATTGATTGCTGTTGACAGCACAATGACACATGAAATATACCACAAAGGTATTGCTCATAAGATACCTTGTTATTTTAGAGAGTGGACTAAAGTACCTAACTTCATGTATGATACAATGTTACAAGGCATGTTACATACACAAGATAAAGACAATGCAGATAAGATAGTTACAAATGCAGATAAAGGTGACATGTACGTTATGAATGCTCATACAATCAAAGGTGAGGCAACGATAAGAAAAGAAGATGGCACGAAGTTTAAGAAAGATATTGACAACACCCACATTTATGTATCATGGATCACAGACGGCGATATGACACAAGAATGGGAAGACCCAGGCTATCATGCTGGTGCTACAGCAGGCCATGTTGCATGTAAATATAGTGAACTAGATGAGGTGTATATGATAGGTATGGATTTAAGATCAGATACAAAGTTGTTTAATAATATCTACAAAGGCACTAAAAACTACTCATCAGCACATTATGAACCCCAACCTACAGGTGTATGGGAAGCAGAGTGGTTACGAGTATTGAAAGACAACCCTAAAGTGTCATTTTACAAGGTAAACAAGGCAGATGATGACAATACAACTAATCAAAAACTGTTGGGAAACGAGAAGAATTTAACATATATTACTCAAGCACAGCTGCTTGACAATATAAGTAAATAGTGTTATTATATTATAATGGTTGAGTATGTTGCCAGTATAAATAATAGTAATACTTACATTAATACAAATACGTACAACAATATATACAAGGAGAAAATACAATGTCAAGTGCATTAGAAGCCCTAAAGAAATCAAAGTCAAACTTTGATATACTAACGAAGAAGTTAGAAAACACAATAGAACAACCCGAAAAGAAAAACAAGTACCAAGACGACAGGTTATGGAAACCTGAACTAGATAAGTCTGGCAATGGTTACGCAGTATTAAGATTCTTACCTGCTGTAGAAGGCGAAGATATGCCTTGGCAGAGAGTATGGAACCATGCGTTTCAAGGACCAGGTGGTCAATGGTATATTGAAAACTCTTTAACTACACTAAACAAAAAGGATCCTGTTAGTGAAGAAAACACAAGGTTGTGGAATACAGGCATAGAAGCCGATAAAGAAATTGCTAGAAAGAGAAAAAGAAAGTTATCTTACTATTCTAATATCTTTGTAGTATCTGATCCTAAACATCCAGAGAATGAAGGCAAGGTGTTCTTGTTTAAATTCGGTAAGAAAATCTTTGATAAGATTACTGAAGCAATGAACCCAGCATTTGAAGATGAAAAGGCTGTTAACCCATTTGATTTTTGGGAAGGTGCAAACTTTAAACTAAAAATCAGAAAGGTAGATGGCTACTGGAATTATGATAAATCAGAATTTGAGCCAGTCAGTAAATTAAAAGATACTGATGATGAGATTAACAAGATTTGGCAATCTCAATACGCTCTCAAAGCCTTCATTGATCCAAGTAACTTTAAGTCTTATGACGAACTCAAAGAGAAACTGAATAAGACACTTACTGGACAAAGAAGTACCGAGTCAGTAGAGGATATTGACCTCCCACCTGTCAGTAACGACATACCAACGTCTTCTAACAACTCGGTAGAGAAAGTTGAATCGTCTAACGGAAGCGATGACCTTTCGTACTTTAGTAAACTAGCTGAAGACGATTCATAATCTATCTCTCTCACTTTCTCAAATAGGGGTGGCCTTCGGGCCACCCTACTAAATGTTCACGTTTTGTTCTTATTTTACACCAAAATAACGCTTGACAAAAGCATTGTTTTCTGATATACTGATAGAGTATAAAACAAAGGAGAACAATGAAATATAACAATAAAACAATGACAGTTGCCGAGTTTACTGAACTTAAAAAACAAGGCAAAATCAAACTTGATCCATCATTTCAAGTCGGTACAGACAAAGAAAGTAGATGGGACAAAAGACAACAATCAAAATTCATTAAATCAATTCTATTCGGTAGTGCTCCGTCACCTTTTATTTTAGTTGACATAGACGCTGCTTTAGACTATAACGAAGGCATTGGTATTGATGATGACTCTATTGAGTACTTTAAACAATTAAAAGATGAAGGTTACTTATACGTATCAGTTGACGGTAACAATAGATCAATCTCATTAAGAAACTTTGCAGATAACGAGATTATAGTACCTAGTGGTGACTATGAAACATTAAAAGGTATTGTATCAGTTAAACCTGGTAAGAATAAAAACAAAACTCTAAACAAGTTGCTTTTAGATAAATTAAACAATTCAGAATTATCATTTGCGATTTATACTGAAATACAAAAGATTAACTTACCTGTATTATTCAGAAACGTTAACGATGGTGTGCCATTGAATGGTCAACAGATCAGACAATCATATCCTAGTAAGATTGCTCAGTATGTAAGAGATAAAAGAAATACATTTGAAAAGTCTTTAAAGAACTTTGTAAAGAACAAAGAGTTTATAGTTTTAAAGGCAGACGAGTTTATTGCTAAGTGTATTGCTTACGCTGCTTACAACACTACAGACAAAAAGACTTTAGATAAAGTTTACATGTCCCCTACTGGTGAGGCAAACAAAATAGTAAGACCTGGTAAAACAGATAGTAAATTCAATAGAGTGCTGAATACAGTACTTGATACTATCAAGGTCGGTACTGCTAACTTAAAGAAATCAAGTAATTCTATATTTGACTATTTTTGTATTTCATACGATTATAAAATGCAGAATGTTAAAATAGAGAAACCAAATGACTTTTACAAGTTATGGTTAGAAACAACTGGTAAGATGTTTGCTGATGAAAAAACAACTTACGATTCACCTAAACAAGGTGATACAGAAAAGTACAACTTCAAAACTCTAACTAGAAAGATCGGTGATGAGTTTAGAGTGTACAGACAGAAATTAGTAAAAGATAAAATTGAAGACAATGCTTTTACTGATAAGATTTTAGTACAACAAGAAGATCCAGATGATTATTTTTCATATGATGATAAAGTAAAAATGTGGGAAAGACAAAAAGGTAAATGTACTAGAACTAAAAAAGAAATACCTTTTAACGAGATTGCTGACTTTACGAAGTGGCACGGTGACGCTGTAATACCTAAAGATAAAGGTGGTACACACACTTTAGATAATGGTGAATTGATTGACGCCACTTTCAATGTAAAGAAAAGTAATAAGTTAATCTAAAAAGTCTTTAAGTGGTCTTCGGTTAGTATCAGAAATTTCATGTTTCGTTTTATACACCAAGCATACGCCGTTGACCACTTTCTTCTATTTCTCTCATAAGTAATCAACGCATTTTTATAGGTACGAGTTTCACGTAAAGGTTTTTTAGGTTTACGTGTTTGTGCTTTAGGTTTAATCTCTACAACAAACTTTTTAAATGTGCCGTCTGATTGTCTAACTTTCATATAAAAATCAGGATAGTATCTATGTGGCCTATTGTCAACTGAACGATAATATATTGCTATTTCTTCACTACCCCATTCCATTACAGCCCTAGTTTTATCACAATAAATCATAAAACGTTTCTCCCAACTAGACCTATAAATAATGTTGCTTACATTGCCTTTGTATTTCTGTGGGTTGAGTGGTTTGTATTTACCTGAATAAGGGCGTTTATCTGGATTCTTCAACTTCTTCATAGAATCTATTTATTATCAACATAAATAGTAGTATGGCAAGTGTATTTGATACAATCAAACAAAGAGCAGGAGACGCTGAAAAATCTGCTACTTGGTATAGAACGCAAGTAAACAAGATAGCAAGCGGTACAACTGCTAGACAATTGTTTAGACAAAACAAACTAAATGGTCGTCCTAGTGTAGGTAGATTAAACTTATTTGGGTATAATCCTAAATTAAGAAAAACACTACCTTACTATGATGTGTTCCCATTAGTGTTGCCGTTAGAACCAATATCAGGTGGGTTTATGGGTATGAACTTTCACTATCTACCACCGTTATTGAGATTTAAACTATTAGAACGTATGCAGGCAACAGCGTCTGATAGAAGATTTGATAAGAATACAAGATTTGAAGTTGCCTATGATGATGTAAAGAATGTAAAAATAGTAAAACCAACAATAAAGAAATATTTGTACTCATATGTACAGACAGGTTTTTTAAGAATAAATGCTGACGAGGCTGCAACAGCAATTTATCTACCTGTACAAAGATTTAAAAAGGCGTCTGTAGGACAAGTTTATGCAGATAGTAGGAGATTTATTTAATGTCATTAATTAGTATAGGTAAAAGAATAGGTGACATGGATATACGATTAGGTATACCACCTAGTAAACCACAATTTAATACAAAAGAAGCAAATAAAAGATTTTCATACAACAATGTATCATCTAATTACAATTCTGTATTCAATGAATTTAGATCAGGTCTAACACAGGCAGGTGGGTTGGCTAGACCTACACAATTCTTGTGTACGATTGACGGACCACAAAGTAAAGCATTGCCACGTGATTATATCTATTCAGACCCTACAGGTGGTAAGAAAGCAGCAGCGAGATTACAGAAAAGTGGTAGACTAGCAGGTGCAATAAAAGACAATTTACAATTAAGAATGGATCTATTCTGTTCTAACGTATCATTACCAGGTAAAACAATTACAGATGATGTAAACGAAACATACTATGGTCCTAAAAGAGCGATAGCAAAAAACGTTAGTTTTGAAGAGGTCACATTAGAATTTTATACAAGTGTTAACTATGATGAAAGATTATATTTTGAGGCATGGCAAAACTCTATCGTAGATCCTATTACTCACAATGTAGGTTACTATGATGACTATGCTACACCATGTATGATTACGATTACACCATTACATAAATCATTTACAGCAGCCCTTGCTAACTTTGAGCCATCAGGTGACGCAGTAAAAGATAGAGAAAAAATACGTAAGAGTTTAGGTGACTCATCTGGTTTCACATCATATCAGGTACAGATGTACGAAGTATGGCCTAAAACTATTGCTTCTACACCATTGTCATATGACGCTCAAAATCAAATAGTAAAAACAAGTGTAACATTTACATACAGAAACTATGCTACATCAGCATGGAACTATTTAAGACAAGGTATGGATGTAGAGAATAGAAGACACAAAAAAAATAGATTAGAATATAGATCAAACACTACAGCACTACAAACTAACTTTTTAGATAACTTACCATTCGGTATAGGTAACGAGATAGGTAGAGCAGGTAGACAGGTCTATGAAAAGTTAAGAAGAAATTTGCCTATTGGGCGAGTAACGGGAGGGCGTGTGTTCCCGAAAGGTCTACCAGACCCTAAAATTATACGTGATATATTATATTAAAGGAGTAAATAATGCTTAATTTTATGAAGACGCCTGAGCATGACTTGATGTTGTCAAACGGTGCAAAGGTAAAGTACAGACCATTTTTAGTAAAAGAAGAAAAGATTTTATTGATGTCTGTAGAGAACAATGTAGAACAGGAGATGGTTGATACACTAATCAAAACTGTTCAAACTTGTGTATTGACAGATGGTATTGATGTTACAAAGTTACCAGTTTACGATTTTGAATGGTTATGGTTAAACATAAGATCAAAGTCAATAGGTGAAACTGTACAACTTAAACTAAAATGTCCAGATGATGAAACACAGATTGTAGATTATGATTTTAATATTGAAAGTGTAAAACCAGACTTTAGTAAAGAGGTGAAAACACATATACCTTTTACAAAAGAGTACGGTGTTATAATGAAAGTGCCTACTATAATTGAAGTGTCAGATAAGAAGACTATTATTGACCTTACAGTTAATTTGATGAGGGATTGTATTGCTCAGATTTACAATGGTGATGAGGTGTTTGAAACAAAAGACCTTGAACCTAAAGAACTTGAGCAGTTTGTTGACAACTTGACTATGCCACAATTCAAAAAACTAAAAGACTTTTTTGAAACGTTGCCTATCATAAGTCATACAATCAAATACAAGAACCCTAAATCAGGTGTAGAGCATGAGATGTTATTACAAGGGGCTTCTGATTTTTTTCAGTTACCCTCTTACATGAGAGCCTAGAGAGTTTTTATAGGACAAACTTTGCTTTAATGCAATACCATAAATACTCATTAGGTGACCTTGAAGGAATGTTACCATGGGAGAGGGAAATATATGTTGACTTATTGTTACAGCATATACGTGAAGAAAACGAGAAAATAAGAGAAAAACAAAGAGGGAGATAATATGAACTTTTTAAAAAATATGCTAACAACAGGTTGGCTAGGGTTTAAATATGGTGTTAAATCACTATGGCATTTTATTGAGGTAGAGATACCTGAATTGATGTCAAACTGGAGATTAGTACCAAGACTATTAATGCTTGCTTATGGTTGGGCATTTTTAGATGTAATCAATTGGTTTATGATGTTAGA